CGCATAATGGGCATGTAGAGCCAAGAGATGCCATTATGATAAGATGCTCGCCCCATTCGTCCATGACTTGCCCTTGCGCTTCTGCGGCGCTTCTCGATAGTACTGTTCTAAGCGCCATTTCAGCATATGATGCGATGTTTACACGGTTGCCATTAGCGTATACGATAGAGTTGATACCTTTTGCCCTAAACTCAGCAGTAGCAACATCAACAGCGTTAAACAAATCAGCTTGACCGCCAACGTATAGTTGTGCAGCTTGTATCACTGAGTTTCTATAAATGTCCTCTGCTGTTCTGAGCGCTGAATACTGAGCTATTCGAAAGTTGCTTGCAATGTCATTTTGTAGTGCCAGTATAGCGCCAACATTAGGAGCAAATCCGATAACCGGTTTAATATTAAGAAGTTCGGTTGACCGTTCAACATACGCCTGCGATACAGCGGCGTTGGTTTCTTTTTCGACCTTATCGCCGTATTTCTTGATTATCTTCTCTGCTTGTTTCTGGTACTCTCTTGACCTTGATAGCTTGGCAACAGCCCAATCGCCTGTCTCTTGAATAAGCAGTGTGCGCTTTTCCAACTTGATAAGTTCCAGCGTCATGTCGTGGTAGTGCGACGCTATATCAAACGCCGCATAACCGATCTCGTCACGATTCATTTAACCACCACTTTCAAGCCTTTACGTGCAAATCTGCCTATTGCCTTTTCCATTGCCCTGTTACTCGCATATTCGTGTTTAGTCATGTCGTATACGCCGTTTTGTCCTACTGCAACAATAGCAAACTTACTTGGCAGTGCTTGACCAGCCGTTTGGCAAATCTGATTGAACAGTTGATCGCTCATCTGGTAGGTTTTCTGATTGATCGTTACTATTTTCATCTTGCACCTCGTATAGCTTCATGGGATCCAACATATCACTCGAATAAGAAGATAAAGCCTTTATACGTTCTATTTCTTCAGCTTTCCACTTATCGTCTTTGCTGTCGCCCCAAAGCTCGTCAACCATTGTTTCAACGCTCATCATTTTCCATTGGACGGCCGGAACAAGTGATGTTATCGTTTCGGTAAATGTAGGACTTGCGTACTCGCCAAACTTGACCGTTATATCGTCCGTGTTGTGGGTCGTGTTATACATATTATCATACGCCAACAAACAGGAAACAACAAGAGCCGGTAGTGCTTTGGTTAAGTGGTCTATAATGCCGGAACGTGTATACATCGTGGCTTTTTCTTTTTCTCGCTGCGCTTCTGCATTGTCCGTTTTCTTCAGGTCAATACCAAGTGTAGCAGGGGAGATAAGTCCTTGCAGACACATGTCAAGAGCGTTTGCAAATCCGCTTGCGTAACTCTCTGTTCTGAGTGCCGGCGCATATGTGAATAGTCCAGGTTGTTTGCCGTCCTCGCTCATGGTTGATTTAGTAGCGACAAAGATATCGTCAAACTCCTTGGGTCGCATAATCTCGCCTGTTTTAGGATTGCGTTGGAACATATCCTCAGGGAAGAACTGCTTTACACGTCCTTTTCTATAATCATCCCACCATTCGCTGACTACCTCATCTAAAGCGTCAAACGCATCGTTCTTAGAAGACAACAGCGATTCACCTCTGCCCTCGTATAATGTAGATTTATCGAACATTAACGGAATGTCAAGCCTACCGCCTGACCATGTTACAAGCGGTGTTTCTACCTTTATAAGGTCTGTTTCTTTTTCTACCCCATCTTCCAGCCGGTACATTTTAGTTTCTATCTGGCCGTCGGTGTAGAACTCTTTACGGACAAATGTTCCAAAGTCGTTTCTGAACACGTGCGAGAATATAGTGCCCACATTACGCCCACGATTATACATATACTCGACATAGTCAGCGCCATAAAACTCTATGATGGGGTACTTGCTAACATCAGGGTCAAAGCCAATCTTGAAAGCGCCGTCACCGGTTACAAGCGTTTCGCTGATAGATTGTTTTAGCAGTTCCTGGAACTTGTTATCCTCTGCTATTTCTTCCCATAGCTCGTTGGTTGATTCGTCTGGAATTTCAAACCCATCAAAGTCAGACGCTACGATGTCAGTTAGCCTTGACACTATCTGAGATGGAATGTCAACGTGAATCTTGCGGATAGGGTTATCGGAGATAGTCGCCCAGAATCTTGAACGCCCAACCGGATCAATAAACTTCTTGAAGAATTGATCTAACTCGTTTGCGTCGCCCCTATACCAAATGCGATTGCGCAGGACTGTCTGATCGTGGGTTAGTGCTTCTTTGATTGTGACCGCCCCTTTGTCCTGAGCAGGTTCAATTTCAAGCCATGTTTTTATGGCGTTCTTTAACTGTTTTACAATGCCCATCTTCTCACCTCAATAAATGTTGTTTGAACGGCTGTATAGAATACTCGTCGCTGTCTAAGCAGTCAACAGGATAAGAACCGTCGTCAACTCTTACCCATTCCTTGTCAGCGTATTCGTCGCTGTCCCATAGTGCGTTCTCGTATGCTTCGAACCATTTTGACAAATGATTAGCTATTTTCTTCCTGCCCTGATTGATTAGAATGTTTTGCAGATTGATACGGTCTACTATACCGTCCTTCTTGTATGACGGTACTATTTTAATACCGTAAAAGCCTGACTTGTCTAACGCTGTTCTAAGTGCTTGTCTGAATAGTTTGTCAGCTGATTCAGCAAATATCGTACTGTTTGCGATTTGCGGATATACAAGAGTCCACGGTTTTATGAACTGGACTATGTCGCTCGCATATGCTGCGTGGTCTTTGCCTGATTCAATGCCTTGCTTATGGTAGTATCCGTCTATCATGATCACGTGTTCATATCCAGCAGTAAAGCCGTTTAGTGTCGCTACGGTTGCGTCTGTACCGCCTACATCAACGCCTATCGTGAAGTCTATGAACTTCTGATCTCTTATCCAGTCCTTAGTTACAGCGATGTCTTTGTAGCGGTAGCCTGTGTATATGCGTCCTGTTGCAGCTGTGCGTTGTCCTAAGATGTCACGTTTGAACCATTGACTATCCCGGTCATACGTTGCCATGAGTACCCTCAGCTGATTGTCTGTTATGGATAGATTATCAGCGACGGTAAAATGTCCGTAGTTATAGCCGTACTTGGGATTAGTTTTTTGCTGTTCTTCGTGAAAGTCTGCGATATCTGTGTAAAACCAATGCCGCGGTGGTTTAGGGTTCAAATCAAATATCAGGCACCTATCATTAGATGCCAGTGTTCTGTCAAATACTTCTTTAATAAATGTAGCGCAACACTCGTTAGCTTCTGATATGTAAGCTGATCCGATTGAGAAGCCTTTTATGCGTGCAGCATCGTTTTCTTTTGCGCCGCCTGCGATGATAACAATCTTCTCGCCTGCCTTACATTGTATGTAGAGTGCGTCTCTATCCTTGTATTGTCCTGTTCGGCAGCGCCCCTTGAATATGTGTTCAAGCCCAAAACCGTTTGAATCGATTATGTTCATCTTAGTTGTTGACAAGCTTACGCCGCCTGCAAGGTGTATTTTGTCTGGGTGTGTTTCGAGTTTGATCGCCCACGCTATCAGGTTAATTACGTTTTTAGATGCTCTTTTACCGCCCTCAGCGATTGACAGCCAACTACTTTGTACCCTTAATATATAGTCAGTCTGTCGTTTCGTCAGCGGTGCGTACGGTATCATCTTGCTCTCCCATAAAGTCGTTTAGCTTGCGTTCCTCTGTTGGCTTATTGACAAGGTCTGCGATTGACTGTATCTGATTGATTGACATTTCGAGGTTATCACTTGATATGATGTTCTCTTGTTTATCTCGCCATTCGGCCGGCTTACGATTCTTAAGCCAGAAGATTTGCGCTGTTGTGTCTGGTGGTTGATGCTTGATTACCTCTTTAGTAACAACAAGGTTATACACCGGATCGCCGTTTGCATCTTTGCCTACCATAGCACGCTCTGAGGTGGTTTCCTTGTACTGATAGCCTAATGCTCTTTTTAGCAGTGCGTTCTCTACTTCTATGTCAACAACTTCTTTGCCTTTTTTTAAGGCGTCCGAAAATTCTTTGTATTTTTTCTTCCATTCATACAATGTAGACAGCGTTATACCTATGTTTTTAGCTATCTGCTCATTGATCAATCCATCTCGTGTCCAGGCAGTTACTTTGGTCAAACCGCCATCTTCAATGAAGTCTGTGTATTTCGACATTTATATCACCACCTGCCTTTTCTCGT